GATAACTACGGATCGGAATTGGTTGGCAAGGGGGCCCTGCGGTTCTACGAGGAGGCGGGCATCAGTATTCGCGTGACTAGCCTGACGGGACGTAGGGGCATCCTGTCTTACGGCGGTGAGGAAGTGTACGTGCGTCGTCTAGGGGCGCGGAGTTGGGAGGTTCGATCGGGGGGTCGGACATATTCGTTTGGTTCGCAATGGGAATTGCTTGCTTGGATTGGAGACAGGCTGTGAATAAGCCGATTAAGATTGAAGGCAATCGTTGGTGTTATTCGGACGATGTTTACATTAATATCTGTGCTGGTTACTACGAATTGGTGGGAAGACACGGATACATTCGTTCATTCAATAATATGCATGATGCAATAAATGGTGCACTGTTTCAGGTTAGGTTCTCATCGTGAGTTATGTGCTTATTGGTGAGAATCAGGAAGATCGGGAATTAACTAAAGCGGAATATGAATATTTGTTAGACGAATTGGTTCAATACAGATTGGCTAAATACTTTAGAGAATTAGTTCGATGAAACGCAGGGCACATCACGGTAATGGTGACGACTATGTCATTCTCACTAATTGGAAAGTTTCTAATTTTCTTGCAGACCGTTTAATTAAGGCCTGGAATGTTCGTTATTATCCTGACACTAAGCGTATTCATTATTGGAAGGGCGACAAGTACAGAATCGTAGACATTAACATAATTATAAACACAAAGACAGGATTGGAATACGACTAAGGGAATTATTCTTACTCGTAACGGGTATGGGAATTGGTTTATTAAGAACACTGATTATAATGACACGCCCGATCGTTCTGCGGCGTGGGTTAAGGGCGTGTGCTGTGCCGAGAATATTGCTGAAACCACCGACAACGAATAATGTAAAACGAGTCCTGCGTCATTGGGGTATGCGTGAGTGTTATACGCCCGGCGGCTGTAATATTGTGTATTGCGGATATACGGCATTTCGTTTGATTAATGATTACGCGATGGAAGTGTGGAATCCTTTTGAGACACAGAGTGGTGTCATTAATTATTACGAATCACTAGAGGAAAGAAATCTTGCCCTTTATGAATTGGGCTTGGAAAGTATGGGAGTAATTTAATGTATCATCTTAGAGAACTTGCTCAGAGTCTTAATCTGCCTGACCAATTGCCAGGATGCCGCATTATTGTGCATTGTGATAGAATTTTGATTGATTCCATTGATTTCCGTCTTGATCTTTATGGTTGGCCCGATAATCGTGTGGTGTTTGCGGATAAGATGACTGGACAGAACACAATTAAGCGATTTGGTCACAATGGGCGAGATAAGTGCCGAAAGTTTTATTTGGAATGTCTCGAGTCGATTGGAGTGGATTTGACAGTACTTGATATGTGAGGACATAGTTAACCCCCGGAAGTGGTTGGTTCCTTCCGGGGGTTAACTGTTTATTATGGGCGTTCTGCGGTGCGGGCTAGTCGCTCCCAGGCGGCCCAGGTTTCGGGGCCCCATATGCCGTCGACGTTGACGCCGAGTGCGGCTTGTAGGGATTCGATGACGCGGTCGTGGGCGGCTTCGCTGGCGTCGCCCCAGATACCGTCGAGCTCCGTGCCGACGACGCTCTGGGTGTAGGCGACGCCCCAGGGGAATTCTCGTCCTCCCCAGTTGCTGGCCTTGATTACGGCGCACATGCGCTTCTCAGTGTCTACACCGAGGATGTTGTCCTGTACAGCACCGAGAATTCGCTGAATGTCTCGGATATCGCCGCCGCTGGAAATGGCGGAGTTGTCGTCGACTACGCGAATGCCGTAGCGGGCCTGGTCAATGTGGCGCTCGCGGCGTGCGACTACACCACCGTTGTCCTGGGGGCCGCCAGTGCCCCACGTGGTGTTTCCGTCAATGCTGTAGAAGACACCGGCGGAGTTGGGGGGCTGTTCCACAATTCCGATATGCTGAGCGATTCCCTCGCCGTCGAAGTCGAATGTCATGAGATCGCCGGGGCGGACGTCCCACTTGTCGATGAGGACTCCACGAGCTCGTGCCTGGGCCTCGCGGCTGGGGACGTAGGCGCTGACCCAGTTAATGCCCACCTTAGCGAGGACGTAACTCACGAACATGTCACAGTAGGGTACGCCGCTGGCGCCGAAACTGGGGGAGCCGGTGACCTGTGCGTACCAGCGGCCATACTTGCTTCCGGCTTCGTCGTCTGCCCAGCGGCTGTAGCCGATTTCCTCCTGGGCGGCGGAGATAATGTTTGCGCGGGTGACCATCAGGACGCCTTTCCTCGGGGCGTGTTAGATGCTGCGACGCCGAAGAATGCGGCGAAGAGGAAGTTGAGGGCGCTAATCTTGTCGCCGTCGATGACGCCCCAGACTCCTAGGCAGACGAGGACGCCAACGCACACGGTGTAAATCCACATGCGGTATGCGTCGGGGATAAAGGGGGGCTTGGGGGACTCGTGCTCACCCATTGTTTTTCTCCTTTAGATAGGAAATGATTTCTCGTAGTTGGCGGTTTTGCGCATCGACACTTGAGCCGCCGTGATTAGGCTTTACGTGATACTGAACATCCTTCAGTTTCTCTTCAATATCTTCAAGCCGGTCTAGCACGCTGGGCAATCCATCTTTTCCATCCCACGCATTCATCATTGTGGATAGGTGATCCATAAAGCGCGTGACCCGATAGATGAAACGCCCAACGATCGTTAATAGAGATATGACGCCTAGAATTAGGGCGACGTCAATTGTGGTGGGGTTAATGTGTATCATCGGACAAAGATTTCAGCGAACATGTTCCTAGTCTCGGGTGAGTCGGAGAAGAGTCGACCTTTTCTATATGTGCTTCTCATGATTGAAAGCACTTTATCGCCGTACATGAGTAGCCGCTCCCCCTCCCTCAGGTCCGTGACCTTATAGGCCCATCTTACCCTATCCCCGCGCGGCTGGCGGCGCTGGGCGAACCATGTGCCGCCGTCGATCCATACGGAGACCTCGCCGTCGGGGCAGCGCAGGGAGAATGCGTATTTGGCTTTTCCGGTCTTTTTCATGACGAAGTCGTCATAGTTGTCTGCGAATTTGTTTGAGATGGAATAGTCGGCATAGTCCTCGGCATAGTTCGTGATGAATGACCCAAATCGGGTATGTGCCACTTCGGACTGGAATTGCTCACTATTGACAAAGTCGGTGACGATAAACCCGTCAGCGTGACGACTAATTCCTTCCTTGGGTTCAATGTGAAATCGAATAAAATAAGGGTTCATAATGCTAACCGCATTAGAAAGCATAAGACAACGCACACGGTCCTGGTAACGGTCTACCGTGGAATAAAAGTCCATAAAGACTTTCGCCTCATCAGGAAGATAGCGCAGTGACCCCTTATCGATAATAAATTCATCAAAGATAATCGTGTACACGTTCGGGTATGCAATCGACTTATTCGCTTGCGCAGTAGACAGTGGAATGAAATAGCCAATGGTCTCCCATTTCTTGCCCACCTTACGCTGGGCATACTGCCCTTCTACACGGAATTCCTCATCGGGAAATTCGTGCTGAATGTCGGCAAAGAAACTATTGCGCCCCTTGAGTTCAGTCTTGTAACGGCGAAGATAAATGAACTGCTGACCCTTGTTGATCGCATTCTTGATAACGATTTTCTTGGCACCATATGTCTTACCAAGACCACGGGCACCCATAATCATATTAAACACGCCCGCATACGAGAGCACCTTAGAGAAACTATAATAGGAAAACTTCTTTTTCATTCGTGACGCCTTACAGTCCACCAGCGCGTTCCAGCGAGAACATCAATAGACTTAGTAACCGGGCCATAATACGGATTGCCGCCGTGCCCCACAAGGGTGTTTGAGTCTACCACCATTTCAACGTGATCCGTCTCAGGATAATAACTACCCGTCGATTTCCACGCCATAACGATCATGTCCCCCGGCCGCAACTGGGACCGCTCCGACGCCGTCATAGCCCCACCACGGCGAGGAAACGGCTCCGCCCCACGGAAGTACTGGTCTCCCGTCCAAGTGCCTACGAATGTGTTGGACGTGGCCATGTAGGCGGCATACATGAGACCGCTACAGTCCGTGATGCCGCTATGGTCGGGGTCTTGGCGACCTGGGCACTGACAGTAGGCGAACTTGCCCAGACGGGCCATCACCCATGCGAGCGCAGCTGCGCCCTTTCCCGAGCCGCCGGGCGTCGGAGTTCCGCCGCCTCCACCGCCTCCCCCGCCGGCGTTGGCTTGAGGGTTTTGTCCAACAATCTTTTCTTGAATGTCTTTGAGGTTTACTTCCCATAGGTTGTGGCCTCGGGAATACATTTGGTAGTTACCGAACTTTGATCGTAGGGTAAGAATACCCGAGTTGTCGGCACTGATAATTAGTTTTCCGCCAGACACGTTTACTGTCTGACTATTCTGTCCAACGCTCCCACCATTACCGGGCGTGTTTGTACTAATGCCGCCTTCGCCTACACCACTGGTGTCTTTTCCAGCAATAATGTTTTTGGCCTGCGAATACCTATTGCCATAACGTCCCAGAACACCATTAGCCATAATGTCGGAATACATTTCCTCAAGGCCGCCGCCACCATAATTGTTTGCTGCCTGCATCGCATAGCGCGGGCCCTGGTGATAGGCGACGCACCAGAGAATAAACGCATCAGTGTCAGTGTCAGGATTAATGCCATGCTGCTTAGCGACATTGAAATAGTTCTCAAGGTCCTTGACAATCTGGTCACCCTGAATATCCTTGCTCGCGTTAAGCAAGGGCTTAAGACTGTCACCAACACCACGAGAAAGATAGTAGGTATTCCACGAGGAATCAGACTCAGGAACAGACTCGAGCCGAGACCTAAATCCTGAGTCAACTCGCCCGTACTCAGTTGCGTGAGCGCCGCGCATACGGTTCAGAATTGCCGCCGCGCGAGTGCCGTACCACTGCGCAATTCCGACAGTAATTGGGTCGTTGTAGTTGATCGCCGAGTAATCCATAGACGACTCAACCTGACCAATAGCCTTAATCGCAACTTTCTTGGCTGTTGCGTCCCATGCCATAGTTCCTCCAACAGAAATAGCCTGCCCCAATTCTATCGGGGCAGGCTACTCCTGTCTACTCACCAGATTTTGTAGGTCATGTTTACCTGATAGGTCTGATTTGCTGAGAGGATATCTCCTGCGTAAATTCCTCCTGTCTTGGCAACATATAGGTATTTATACGTCCTATCGTTTCCAATAATGGGTGACATGACGCCATCGTACGGGCGCGCCCACCCAGGAATACTCATTAGTCGACCATCGTATCCCACATTATTTGTGCCAACCTTGAATGTTCCCTGAATGTAAACCCAGTCCCTATCGCGCTCGCACGTGAGGTAGTTGTAGTCCTTTGCCACAGTACCGTCAGACAGCGGGTGCAGGGCCATCGCCGGAGGGTTGAACCACGACGACCCACCCTTGAGCCACACCTGAAAGAGCTCCTTGACGTGCGTGTACCCCGAGGCAGTCATGTGCACATTATCGGGCCCCTGGTCCCAGGACTTGGCTTGCTCGTCTCCCCAGTGCACCCATCCACGAGAGCCCTCGCAGACGACGGCGCCGTAGGGCTTGCCTGCATTGATGACCTCGAATGTCCGGGAAACACATGAGCGGGCCATCTGAACATACTCGTTCAGCGAGGACTCGTTAAAGATAACCGGAAGCACTCGAATGTCGGCGTTAGGGAAGTACTGGCGTGCAAGCCTGAAAAATGTTGACGCCTTGTCGCCTACAGAATTCTGTGCCCGAATATCGTTCAGTAGATCAATCACGAATAGGTACTTAGTTCTGCGGCGCTTGTCCTCAGACATTCCTTGCTTGGCATTATCCAACTGAGTCAGGAAATTATTGTCAGACGTCGAAGTAAAACCGCCGCCGCCAATTGCGTACACATTAGGGTTAAGTCCCAACTCACGACACAGAGTCTCAGTCCAATGACTCGCTTCAATTGTCGCGTTAGACGATCCAATGACCACACCCTCAGTGAGTTTGGGGTCTTCAAGGAAGATGTCATTAGCCTCGGTCTTTGTGTAGTAGGCCGGGAAACGATTGTCGAAGTCCCTGCGCTGTTGGTTGAGTTTTTCCTGAATCTCTGTCTGAAACTGAGTGTTCTGGGCCTTTAGCGCGTCTCCCCACGCCTTAGTCGTGAGCGTAACCCGCTTACCAGCAGGAGACTTGAGCGGTGCTTCAATGTAATTGCCGTCAACTTCGCGGAATTCGGCGTCAATAAGGCGGTGCTTGAAGTCTTCGATTAGCGACTCAAGTGCGGTCTTCTTAGTATCCAGTTCCTTATTCCAACCTGAATGTGTTTTCTCAACTTCAGTAATGAAATTGGTGACCGTCTCATTCAGTTTGGCGATGATCTTATCCTGTTCCTCGCCAAAGGAATTCGTGAACGTAATGACGTCAATGACGCTAGAGCGAATTCGCTCAAGCACGTCAATATATGTAAGCCCGTCACGATAAGTAAAAGGTGTAATGTTGTTCACCGAACGCGACTGAACACGCCAAAGCGCCTGGTCAATAGAGCCGATAATGTCATCACCAGTAGCCATAATATCCTCCAAGTCCTAGTCCGAAAGAGTATCCATTAATTAGTCCGCCAGGAGTGTGGGGCATATCCGTGTCCCATAGTCCTAGGAATAGTTCGCTGAGTTCCGCGATTACCAAATCATCAACGTTAAGCAATGTCCCCCGATAATCAGCAATTGCACGAGCCTTAGAGCCTGAATATCCCCATGAACTGGAGTGTTGATTGTTGGTGTAATTGCTATTCGACGACGACGTGCTATCCGACTCGTTACGAGACGTAGTGTCACCTGACGTGCTCGCGTCGCTGATACTCGTAGCATAGTCCCCATCGCCCGCAAGGCGGGTCTGAGGCGTGTCCGAGCCCACGGTGCGCCCCTTGGACTTGTTGGTGCCACTACCGCTGCCAGTCTGGTGGTTGATCCCAGAATTCTGTGACCTGCCGTCCTGACTGGTCTCGCTGTAGTGGCGATTGCCTTCAAGCGGGTCCGTGTTTTGCAGTTCAGCCAGATACATCCGATTATACCGGGGCATAATCAGTTCCATCTTAAGGCTTAGCCGCCAGATAAAGATATCAATTGTCTCGTGTGCGATCTCCTGAAGCCAATAGGTCTTCTTAATCCGATCATTCAGTGTTTTCCTGTATGCTTCGTCGAAGATCGGATAATCGTCAAGACCAATATGGTCATCAGTAATCCGCACAACGTCACGAAGCATTATCGTTGTTACCGCCATCGCCACCCCTATAGGTTGTCAAATTAGAACTAGCAAGATAGTCATTAAGGTTCGGTGCAGCATTGTCGTCAACAGCCCAATAGCATGACACGTTAAGCCCAAACTTTTCATTGATTTGCTCGCACGCCAACTCACGCGGTTTCATAAACGACTCGCGAGACGCAAGCACCTGCCCCGAATTAGCGGCCGCTTCCTCAACAACCATACGCTCACGCTTCTCAGAATTAACATTCATAATGCCGAGCATTGTGAGCGCCTCTCCCCAAATCTTGGACTTAGATTCCATATGCTTGATCGAAGAAACAGCACCAGCACCAGCATTCTGATTAAGTGGAAACACACCAATAGTATTGGCGAGATTATCCATACTCATATTCTCGGTACCCCACACGACGGGTTCACCGTCGTAAATCTTGGAAATAAGATTCTGGATAGTGAGTCGCTGGTCCTGAGAGCAAGCAACAATCATCGGGTTCCGCTCATTCAGCAGATCAATTTCAATTGTTCTGTCAATCTGAGCAAGCCTTGCAGCGTAAGAAAGCACTACGTCAATTTCAGGCTCACGCACCTGATTACCCCAAATACAAACAGACTCACTTGCGCTCACCTCACGAGAATAGACACCATTCCGAGTGACACGATATCCCGTGGGATTATCCTGAATGTCTAGGGGACCGGAAATTGTTGCTGGCATTGCCATAAACAACTCGAAGAAACTATCGAAATAGAAAACGGAGTACCCGTTATTGAAGATAGTTGCTTCAATAAACCGGGGATCAATCCCATTAGGCAGTCCCTCCCAAGTAAACCGGGAAAGGCACTTGCCCATTAACTGGCGACGATACATGTGTTCCAACTGCATCTGCCGGGCTTCCGACGACGACGGGGGAGACGCCATGATTTTCTTGTAGATGCCGTTAAGCACGTAATCCTTTTTACTCACTAAGAGTCACCCTAACCGTTTTGTCAATTCGATTGTTGCGAATATTTGTGTTACCGATTCTCTGTGGAGAACGCCAAACTGTAACACCCTTTTCAAAGATTCCCCTAACGCTGGCCTTGAATCCTTCGGGGATAGTTGTGTCAACCAAATAGCACTCAGCCATCTTCCAGTACGTGAATTCAGTCATGAGACTAAGAGTCTTCGGGAACTTAATCCAAGTATTCATCAAGTATCCATACCTAAGCCAGAAATCGCCAATGCTACGCATAGCGGCCGGCGAGACGCTCCTAATTCTAGCATCAATCACGAGACCATTAGAGACCATTGCAGACACATACCCTGATGTCTGTCCGACAACAGACGGTGGAATAACCTGCATGTCCTGACGTTGACCATTAATCGAAGCAATGGCGGCCTCGTAGTCCCCGTTAGCGGCGAACTGTGCCAATTCATAGTTAGTATCCCGCACAGTTCTCTGTTGCTGTTGAGAAATGTGTGAAGCACCACTAGCCAACTGATTCTGAATATTCGCCGTCGACTGTGCCTGAGAGTTATTAATCATGGCGCTAACGCCGGCCGTAGCGGCCTGACCAATACCAGCGCCGGCCGCCGAACCGTTCAGCCCCATAATACCGCCAAGTGCCGTCATGGCGCCTTGAGAGGCTTGCACGGTGGCTCGCATATTATTATAACGCGACTGAGAATCCGCCATAGCAGAATTACCCCACATTGAATTCTCCGCACCCGCCTGAGTCGCGGCAATACCCGCATTAGCGACGTCCCGCGCCGCCGTCGCGGCGCGCTGCGCCCGCTGCTGCTGCCACTTCGCGTTATTCACCTGAGCCGCCGCAGTGTGTGCTGACGAAGCAAGGGCGTTAAGCGAGGAATTATTAACAGCCGAAAATGTGGGTAGAGATGTGTAGCCGGTGCACATATCCCACCCTTCACCATATTCGTTTGTCACCTTACCTGCGCGGCGCTCAACAATCACAGATTCTGTAATCGTGTTATAGTCACGAATGGTGAAAAACAAAGACGGATTGGGTGGCGCAACATGAGCGTACTGGTTAATATTAATTCCCGCGGTGCGAATAGACTCAGGTCGAAATTCAACGGGGTTGCCAGAATATGTCGTCAACTCAACAATACAGTATGGCGAGGTAACAAATTTCTTAAGTTCACGATACTCCTTCGGAAGTAAGGAAAGAAATTCGTTTCTAAAACTAGCGTCGGTTAACGAATAGTTGCGGTTAATGTACACGCTATTTTCGCTAAGCCATGTCCAGGTTCCTTGGCCAGTGTCTTTTCCTACCTTAATTTTATCCCCCTCATTAAGGTCAACAATGTCCTTTGGGGCAATCGTAATTGATCCAATCCCCTGCGCAACCCATGGGAAATACCGTAGACCTGTCATGCCCTTTTTGAATTCTGCCGCAGTACAGGCATAAATCTCAACGCCATTAGGCAATCCTTCGATTCTCGAGGAAGTAGCCATATCTACGCGGGGATTGTCAGTCGTACCATAACCCTGCATTTCATCTAACTTAGTAGTTGAAGCAATAATGACGATGTAGTCATAATTGTTTACATCCGCCAACATTCGACGATAGGTCCGAATAATCTGGTGCTCACTCCCCATGTCCAATCCCTCAGGCTGAGTCAACCAATTCTTACCATAATTATCAAACGAATCGGTTGCAGCAATACCCATATGCCCGCGCTCAAGGTAACTGCGACCAAAATTAATCCGCTGATAGTAAGTTGTCCACACATCAAGTTGGAGCGTCAACTGAGTAGTGTTCGGTGCAATATAGTCAATGCTGGTAATAAAATAGAAAAACACGCTAGGCGTGTAACCCTCAAAACCAATGTTATTAACCGGACGTCCCGGATTCTCAACCATCACATAATTGTACTGATTCGCCTTAGTGAAAGGCGTCGAAATACGAATCGGCTTACCTTGGGCAAGATAAGTCATCTGATTAATCTCAACCTTATGCAAGTTGTTAAAAGACTTAACATAAGCGTAAGGTGTGTGCCCGTACGATTTCCAGTCAACAATATCCCGGTACGTGTTATCGAAAGGCACATTAACCATGGTAATAACGCTACCGGCAGACCACACAGAATAATCGAATGAAAGACCCGCTCGAGTCTCAGGTGGCATAGCATAAATCTCTGACATATCGTCCTCCTTCAAGTCCAAGCATAGCAGAACCGGGCGCCCATTGGACGCCCGGTTCTATGATGATTCGGGTATTACTTCTTAACCTGAATACTGATTTCCTTGTTGAGCGGCTTATTGCCGTCCGCGCCCTTAGTGTCAACATTCACACCAAGAGTAAGGAACGCCTCAGGCTCATCCGGTCCGATAGTGAGAACGCCGTCGTTGGAAATCTTCGTTCCCTTAGACTTAGCATTCTTGAGATACCAGTCGGTCGCGTAGCCCTTATTGGCGGGCGCCGTCTTCCACTGAATAGACGCCTGGCGCACCGCCGCCGGCGGCATGATCGTCGACTGAGTGCCGTCCGGCCTAGTCACAATCAGCGCACTAATCTCCGCATTCGTCTCAGCCTTAGGCGTCACCACAACCGTGTTCGGCTTAGTGCCGAATGCAATAGCCGGGGTGAACGGCGAAGCGCTCATGACCGACCAGTGATGCAGCCAGAAATTATCGTAAAGGCCCTCGGGGTTAGAAATGCTTCGGTTCTCAAGGAGAATGTCCTTGATAACGAAGAACTGCTTGCTAGTAAGAATAGCCGACGTGTCAGCCATCCCCAGCGCCTCGCCCGGAACCGTGATGATGTGAGACGGCGCCTCGGCATCACTGCGGTTAAACGCAGCAGACAGGGACGTGACATCAACGTTCGCCTTAAACTCTGGCGTAGCAATAAGCACCAGGTCCTCAGGGCGAGCGAACGAGTGAACCGCCGCAGAGTTAAACGCGGGAGTCGGGTACTGCATCTTATTGGCGGCAACCCTAAGAGCCTTGAGTGCAGCGTCGACCTTATTCTTATCAGGCTCGAACGTGTTCATGTCAGAAATCTGCATGCGGTAGAAGCCGAACTTGTCGTCGAAAGTCTTAAACAACTTAGTCATACTAAGGAACTCAGACCACTGGTCGGACGACGCCGCCACAGCCATAATCTGAGAAATCATCTCAGAAAGACCATTATCCGAAAGGAATGCGCGGCGAAGCACATCACGATTAATCGTGATCTTAAACTTCTCCTTGCGATTAATCGTATGGAAAGCACTCTTCGACGGGGGAGGCGCCTGACCAAACACGTCCCGCTCAAGATAATCGCGCTGCTCCTCGTAAATAGTCGGCTTGATAAAGTCAAGGTGAACCTCTTCAATAGTGTCACCAAAATTCATCATGCCCTGCTTGAATACCGCAAGCGGATTCTTCCACGAAATATCACGAACAATCGTGGAACCAATACGATTAACCAGCGACGCCATGAACTCGTTACGAGTAATGTTGTCGGACATGATTCCAGCAATAGTCTCCTGAATGTTCGCCTTGGTGGCCTCAGGAACCATGTTCTGATAATCATAACGCGCATCGCTGCGAATAGCGTTAAGAATATCAATATTTGTAGTGTCGTCACGCAACTGTGGCATAATCAATTCCCCTTAAAAAGTTCGCTAATAGACTTAGGCTTCCAATTAGAGTCAGGAACCTTATCGTTCCCCGAATCGCTACTAGAAAACAAGCCCGAAAGACCCGCAAGTGTCCTTCCAGTACTTGCAGCGGCCTTGCGATCAATGCCCATACCATCAACTATAGCATTGCCCGCGTCCTTGGCGGCGGCTCCCCCAAGGTCAAGGGCGGCGCCGCCAACGTCACCCACACCCTTGAGGACGGCCTTGGCGTCATCCTTCGTATTCTCAGCCGCCTGTTTCACGTCATCCAGCGTCATCTCCTTAGACGCCGGAACATCGTCCCCGGCGAATGGGTTACCCGTCTCCCTATCCGTGGGGGTTAGTTGCTCGCCGAGACGATTCTCAAGTTCAGCCTGCAACGCAGAAACCTTGTCACCAAAAACGTCCGTGAGATGCTTCCAAGCCGCCTTGGTGTCCTTGAAGTGATCGACGTCTGCCGGGTCCTTCGGAGCTCCCTCAAGCATGTTCCCGTCGTCGGGGGAAACTGCCTTCTTGTCCCCGTCACTATCGCCCGGATCAAAGACGTCATTGCCGGTCATGCCAGATTCCTCGCGCTGCTCAGGCGTGAGGTCCTGGGCCGCCTTGTTCCGTGTCTGGGCGTCATCCATGGACTGTTGTGGATCGCCCTCAACGCGACGCTCAGTAACCGATCGACCACCGTGCTCAGCCTTGTCCTGCTTAATTGACTCGGCATTCTTCGCATCAACCTTGGCCTTATTCGCCTTGCGCTGCTCCTCGTTCATGGGGGAGCCATCCGGGTTCAGTCCCTTAAGTGCATTCTTTTCGGCATCAGATAGTGCCATTTTTCCTCCTAAAACGGTAGGCTAGGAACCCACGTTCCTAGCCTACCATAAATACCCAATCATCCGAAAGCAATCCCGAGGGCTGCTACCCAACTAAGCCGGGCCCAGTTCATTAGGTTGCTCCCCGGCAATTAGTCAGAAATTACTTACCAGACTTGGGAGCCTTCTTCGCCAGATAATCAATAAGAGCCTCAGTGACGATATCCGACTCGTCCTTACGCAGAATCCAGTGGGCCTCAGTCAGGTCCGCCTGAACAGACTTCGGGAGACGGAACTTAACGGTGCTGTGAGTAGAAACAGGACGTGCCATGATTACCAACCTTAATCAATCTTCAATGTGAATGTTGTGTCTCGGAGGACTGTTCCCCCCGGAACCCTTACAGGAATCAGTTTACCATTCCAAGTGCCGCCATGCAACATATCGTCTAAAGTCAACGTTGCTGCGACGTTGCGGGGCATTCCCGCAATGTGTACATCTAGTTTACCATCGATTTCCTCCGCATATTGCTTTGCTCGAATGTAGACAGACTTTGTGAAGGAACTCTCATGCTTCCAGGCCCCCAGTTCTACAGGGTCAACCCATAGCGAATCTGGGGGAGTGGTGGGGCCAATTAGGTGTAGTGAATCTGTATCGGCGTATGCGAATGTCTCATAATTATCTTGCGCTGCGCTAATTGTTTTCTTCCGAGCATAGGCCGTAATGAACACGCCCATCGGTGTATAGACAGGGTCACGCATTTCAGGTTCATTCATTACCAGTGATACGCGATTATCTTTCAAGGTGGGGTGTTTTCCTGTGATATCGGGGTTGGTTGCAAACTTCCCATATAGACTGTTTAGGTGTAGTTTAGCAATCTGCCTTAATCCACCAGTACTATTCTTTTTGATTTCCATGAAATGATCTACATATTTGTCGAAAAAACCATGTGATCCTCTAAACTCAAAGGTCCCGTTCCATGAATAAATTTTAAAGTTATAATGTTTTTTCCACAATTCAATATCAATATTTGTAGCCACGACAGTTGTGGGCTCTTTTACTTCTTCGAGATATTGTGTAGGGTTAAATGAAAGATTCTTTTTAATCTGAATGCAGGGAATGTGATTCGGCTTTAACTTCGCAGTAAACGTGATTGACGCAATATATAGGGGACGATTAGTTCTGGGTGCTCCGTCGGAATAAATTGGGTCACCGTAAGGAAGCAATGCTGTTCGCATTACTGAAGGATAGAGCGAATTAACGTCATACACACTGCCCTTACCATTTAGTTTCTTAGAATATCGTGGATCCGCATATGTAAATCCACCGCGGTATGCTTTTCGTATCTCTGTGTCAATCTCAGGCGAAAGAATTGGAAATCGACGAATAAATAGTTTACCCGTCATTTTCTTATATGTTGCAAGAGAATCACTACCCGCCGTCAGTTTAGTCATCTTCTCTTCAAACTGAACTTCGAGCGCTTGAGCGACGATTGCTACATCATTTCGTTGATATCGCTTTTCTTGTTCTGTTGGAATGTATCCTATCGGTCTATGCTTTTCATAATCAATCTCAAGTTTCTGATCATGCAAATTAAATGCTTTAGCGATTGCACTGACCGACATTGGCAATTTCTTGAATGAATCTCTGAATTCAACCCTATAGCCCGTCTCAAAAACAACTGTGATCGAATAATACTTACCCATCCTTGAAATCAAAGAAGTAAATTCCTTGACGCCCGGATTTTCTTTCACCCATTTATAATCGTGATTCAGTAGCCAATCTAAAATAAATGTGCCATCGAATGCTAGATTGTGGAAATAAATATGTGCTGCGCGTTCAGAAATATGTGACATAAACCCGTCAAGTGTAATTCCATCAACATAATTCTGAAGTTTTCCAACCTGAATAATCCCCCAAGACCACACACGACAATCATCCTCAACCGTAGTTGTCTCAAAATCAGCGCAAAACGAAGGAACTTTCTTATGGCTACGCCTAGCGCCGGCCCTTCCGGGACCTGCGCTTGTTGATTGGCGAACCACTAAAATCATCCTCCGGTTTAATGTTGATTGTCTTAATCTCATTTAGCAGAGACTTTATCTCGCTATTAGAATCTTCAACGTCTTCGTAATATAGATCGTCTCCCGCGCGTCTACGATCAAAATATCCTTCTTTGGCCGCTTCGTACTGCAAAGAAAGATTGTTAGCAAAATCAGCATTAACAGTCCACATTAACCACAACACATCATCGGGAATGTCGGTAAGAATATCATACAATTCAGGGTCACCGATAGTATCAACCATTGCAGCAATTTGACGCTTTGCTTGAGTCAACCTATTCTGTTTTCCCTTGCGAGTAAGTGATTCTAAAACCTGATTTGTCTTTTCTCGCATCGCCATGTCAGACTCAAAATTCACAGTACGCTTATCAGGATTCATCCGCTCAAGCGCATAATGCGAACCACCAGACAAATAAGTCTTCTTCGGGCGAAAATCCCTAATCCAATCTCCTACAGTAGCATCTCCCATATAGGGGAGTCTTGTTCCGCCAACTGATTTCTCATATTCATCTATATCTGCGTTATAGCGACGCACAGCATCACGATAACGACGAACGTCTCTAGCAGAAATGGGATTACCTTTACGGTCAGAATAATACCAAACACTATCAGAATTATTGAACTCACTAAGACGCTCAAGTTCTCGCGCCGCATTCTTCAAAGTCACCTTACCTACAGCCGATTTACCTAACGGATCGTACTTCGTCCCACGAATATCCGCACCATCGTCACTAGTCGCCATCCGATACATCTTACGCACGGCCCTATCGCGCTCAACCTGCAACAAATCACGTGCCTTATCCAAATCAGAACGACGCTGTTCCCTCGCCGAAGTCTTCGCCGACTTGACCTTAACCTTGCCCTGTTCCTCAGACAAAGTATCAGGCAAAGGACTAAAATCAAGTCCACCAACAAAATCCCGAATCTCACTCGCAGTATTACGAACATGCTTCGCACCGCGCTTAAACGACCGATAATGCTTGCCCCAATGAGACTTAACCAAACCAATCACCCCCTGCCCCCTAAGGGGACAGGGGGCAACTAGTATCCTACAGCGTCCGTCAGGCCAGCGTCACCGTCGTGTACTCACGCCCACGCCCAGACTTAGCCGACCCAATCTCAACAGCCACGGGCTCCGGCCACGACTTAACATCACCCAGAATATCCACCAGCCGCTGAATCTGCGCCACAACCGTCTGAGACGAAGTGCCATAGGCGTTTCCGTCCTTGTCGATCACTGTGATCGCACGGCGAGTCTCAACCTCGCCAGTATCCGTGTCAACCACGTCATCCTCAGTGATAACAATGTCCTTGATTTCAATCTTCTTGCCACGCAGTTCCTTGAAAGAAACGGCCGAATTCTGTGCGGTGAAGAAAGCCTTCTTGCCGGCAAAGTCGTCAGAGAGAGAAGAGTAAACAACAGCCATGATAATTTCCTTTCTTAGGCTGAATTTCGATTCATTTCGGTTCTGGTATTACCCGCCCAGCCGGGAATCTAAAAGAGTGGTTCGGCATTAATGTTGTCGGGCACAAGAATGAAATTATCTTGCGTTAACGCAGTACACACAATTTCTTCCGTTGAAGTATCGGGATCGTATGTCAAATTGTGTTCAGGAACCGATAATGTGTGACTTGAAGTGAGAGCGGGATACCTGGCAATGCGAACTTCGTACGGCGTCCCCAGAATCTTAAATATACGAACACATTTGTTTGAGGTGGTGTATCGCTTAACTAAAAATCGCTTTGAAGCCAAACAATTAAAATATGCTCTTACATAAAAATCATGATCAGTGTGAGAATCCCAGCCATCCACAACAACCAACTCCCAACCCTAGACACAGCCTTAGCCGCAATCATACCCCCAGCCACACCGAGAGCAACGCCGCCCGCACTAAGCCGATCACCATGACACCGCACGTCACCACAAGTACAAACCGGATGAATATCAACAGAATTGTATCGTTCATTTTCCTGCCAGCCCATTTCCTTGTCGATCCAAATAAGTTCTCCGTTAATGTTCTCCCACATTTTCCTCATCCTCCGCAATCATATCAAACACCTGAGTAAGGGTGGTGCCTTGTGAGAAATAATATGTCTTCGTATCTGTTTCGATCCAATGTCCCCCATATTGTTCATCAGGGCGGATTGTGATTTCCCTCATATTAGTATGTCCCATTCTCGCCGAAAAAATCAATGGCCATAATGGTAACTGTTGCTATCTCATCAGCACCGTTACGTGAAATAAATGATTTACGCTGTGATCCGCGGGTGAGTGTCCATCGTGTGGTATCAGCATCCAAGCGATAAGCATAAATGATATTTCCCTCGCTAGTGGAAAATGTAAGATTCTTTCTAGGTGCTATTGCTTCGATAGCAATTTCTGAAAACAGTTCCTGATT